GAGCCACTACCACTACAGAAATTCCTAACGAAACTAATATATGTTTTAGCATATTTATTTCTTTTTACCTCTTACTGCGACCTTTAATGGCTCTGTCGGAGCCGACTTTTTTGTTGCTAATTCTAATTTTTCCGCTTCTACTTGCTTGTCCCGCAATGAAGGCATGCGGGCTGATTCTAAAGTTGACATAAATTTATTTATTTTATCTCCCTCGACTAAGAGGAGTTTATCTAAATTCTATTAAACCCACCGTTGAAGATGGAACCGTCGCGCTTACTTCATAGGCATATGCCCTCACCTGTCCGCATCCATAAATCTCCGAATCATAGGCAACCGTAGTGGACGCTGCCTGCACATGACCCACTACAGCCGTAGGCGTAGTGCTTCCGAAAGAAAGCATAATTGCCCTGCCGGTGGTGCTTATAACCCGCGCAGTGCAATCAAACGTTGTATTGAATATGGTTTCTGCCGAGGTTGAACCTATCCTCGTTTCAGAAGATGAAGATACGGTGCTATATAGTCCGGGCGTAGCCCCGCCAAAACTTAATTCCGGTATCTGCTTGATAGCCAAAAGCGCAACCAATACCGACAATGTGGCCACCAATGATGTTAAAATTATCTGTAATTTATACATAGTTTTTTTTACTTTTGACCTACGACCTTTACACTAAATTGTCTTCTGCTGTTTTTTTCTGTTCATCCAACCTCATTACGCTTAATTCATAAAATGCTCTGGTGATTTTTTTAATTGCCTCACTGGATGCCGGCTCACTGACACAGACATTCAAAAACAGCTTCTTCAGGGCAAATACGGCAGATGTATCCAAGTTTAGGCGTTGTAATCTCATCCTTTCCTCGTTTGTGAGTTCGAACAGTGTCATAAAAAATCCGACTGAGACAGCCGGATAATGTTCTGATGCAGAGCCACTACGCAACTACATCAGGACATCGTACGGTTGTCCCGATAGTAGTGGCTTTTTAATTTTTTATATGAACAACATACAAACTTTACTTAAATGAATTTCCCTTGTGGTGGGACTTCCTTGACTGAAAAGACGATGGGCGGTTATCCCGTTTATAATCCTATCGGTTTTCTTATCCCCATGTTCTATCGAGAGAACACTCGTAACTTTTGCCCCGCCCGAAACCTTAATTCCTCTTATGGCTTCTTCAATGGTCGCGCCCTCGGATTTATAAACCCTCCCCAATGATTTTAGGGTGGCTTTATAGTTAATTTCTTGAAGCCTAAACGGAACATTAGTGGGTACTCCTCCTTTTATTTTCTTTATTCCTTTTTTCATATTATTCTGGTGGTAACCTGATTCCCATAATTTCTGCCTCACCTCGATTTATGTAGTTGGTTACTTCTATGCCTTGCTTCATCTCTTTCCATGAATAAAGTTGCTCTCTGACTTTAGGTTCGTAATGTTTGGGCTGCGCGTCTAACTTTGCACAAAGTTCTTTATGAGTCGCCTCGCAAAGAGAGCAACGCTGGAACTCCTCGGCGACTTCGGTTTTTTCGCACTTATAACAATTAACCATGGGTTTTTATTTGGCAAAATAATTAGTCCAATAGGCTCTATCACGATTTATTTTTACATTACATCTCAAACATAACGTATTAAGGTTTTGTTCTGTGCAGTTCTTTTTATCGAAGTCTATATGATTAACACACAATACCCTGTTTAATTCTTCTAACTCCTCTCTTTCCGTTCTACCGCATAAACAACAAATAAAATTATCTCGTGTTCTTATATTTAACTTCAACTTCTCATTAAAATAACGTGGATAAGGGTTGGCTGATATTCCACCCTTCCAGTTCCAATTATTTTTACCAACTTGTATTGGAGGATGATGTCCATTCTTTATTAAGGCTAAGCTTATTTTCTTTTTTGATTCTTCTGTTTGTGGATGTTTCTTTCCCAACCAATATCTTCTTGGATTCTTTTTAGCCGCTTCGGACATTCTCTTTCTAACCTCTTCAGACCGTTTTCTACCCAAGTGTTTATTTCCAATTTTTCTCTTTATTTCTTCTGCTTTTATACTTTTAGACCAATGATTCAAGCGCACTTTTTCTTTATGTTCTTCTGTAAGGGGAGGCCTCTTTTTTCCTTTATGCGCTTCACTTATCTTTTTTCGTGTTTCCTCACTAAGCTTTTTACCCAAACGAGCCAACGCGATATTGTGTCTATACTCATCTGAGCGAGATTTTCTTTTATAAATTCCAGTGGGCATAACTCCATTTTATTCTGTTTTTCCCAATTAGGCAAATCAGGAAAAACCCGTTCCCATCCCCTCATTTCACGATAATTTTCCGTAATTTCTTCCCCAGCGTTTATATCTCTTAGGGCAGTGTCTGTTTCGGGGGCGTAGTTGGGATCGGGGCTATGATTCATCAATGAGAGTAATCTAACATCGTGAATTATTATTCTTCCTCCATTCACCAACGAGGGCCATCGGTCTAAAATAATCTTTTTAATTTCTGGGAATAACTTATTTATACTCCCGTAGGGCATCTTATACATCCTCGGAAGTTCATTGGCATATACTCTGTTACCTTTGGGGATCGAGGTTATAGCGATTACTCCTACGCCATGAATCTTACTTACCCCCACCGTTGCTTTCACCTGGCTGTTTATTTCGGCTATCTGGTCCATTTTTTAATTGGTCTATAAATTCTATTATCTTCTCGGCGCATTCAAAACAATAATGTCCTTCAAATCCTAATCTTTGGGGTTTAAGTTCTGGGTTTAATTTCACGATAAACCCCGCAAAAGTTCCTAATCCATCGTTGATCAAACACTCTTTAAGGCAAACATCGCAAAAGTATTTAACAATTTGTGTCATAGAACTTTTTTGCTGTAATTGCTATTCTTTTTATAAAATCCTTGATTGGCTAAATCAGCTTCTTTATTCTGCTCCTCTATCGTGCCATATTGGGATTTCAATAAGTGGTCTCTATAAAGTTTATCATGGTTGACCCTATCCACTACGCGGGTGTGCATTTCCCGCAGTTTATCGCTTGGTTGAAATTCCTGCTTCGGTCTGGTGAAAAGTTCCGGCTTCTCCCTTCTCATGCGGTTATATAACGCCTCGCCTTTCTTAAAACGATCTCCGCAATACTTACAGGCCGCCATACCCGACATGCTTTCGTGGCGATGGCCGGTATCCAAGTAGGTCATTAGCTGTCTTTTAAACTTCGCCTCCATGTAAATAAGGGATAATTCCAATAAATCTCTAACTTTGTTTTTTTACTGCAGTCCAAACAATATCTGTAATAAATAAATCTATTTACCCACCTGCCCATGGTATCGTTGTGGATACACTCCCCACGATTAAATGAAATAACCCGAAGTCCGTATGGAAAAGTTTCAATTTTCATTTACATTATACTGGATTATAGTGTGTCTTAACCTCTTTGATTTTGTGGGGGCAATCGCCCCCGTCCGGGTCCAAACACCCATCGGGAATCTTGACATTAAATAGATACTCTACACGAGGTTGTACTGGGGGTGATTGTAACTGTGCATGGCCTCCAGTCCCATTTGTTTCCTCCTCTCTTGTTTCTGAATGATTGGTAGGCATGAAGATATAACATAGCGTAATGCGTCTAAAGCGTGATCGTTGGCTTTTATCGGGTCTTCCTGTTCATTCCGTTCGTTCCGGTTTTCGTCATACGAATACATTTCAAACTCGGAGATAAGGTTTACGCACCGTTTATTTATTTTTAATTTATTCCTTATCAGGAGTTCTCTAATCATCTGAATTCCGGCCCTAACGCTTCCCTTGCCCTTCATAACCTCACGCACATTGACCCCTTTTCTTCTCATTTCCTCTATGCCTCCGGAGTTCTCCGGATCGGGATATACGGCCTCAAAATTACATGCTTTAACATAATCGGCTATTTGGGCATCTGTCCTCTCGGTCTTATACCATTCGTCATTTACCCAAACCATTTCTCCGTCAAATCTTATTTCCAATACTGCGGCCGGATTCCTATATCCGAAATCTATTCCCGCAAGTTTTTGTAATCTTATTTCCGGTAAAGTTTCGTATAGGTGTTTATCTCTTGAAAACTCTTTATAAACCAGTCCTTTGGTCTTTTGGAAACTCGCTTCATATTCCTGCGCGAATCTATCGGGTGGCA